CAAACCGTCTACCCGAGGTCATTCTGGGGGTTGAGTTTAAGGACGGGATCAAGCAACTTCAAAACGCCGCCTGATGAGGGCCGTCACCAACTTTTGGGCATATCTCTGATGAACCGCAAGCTGACACTGATGCGCCGCAAACATGCCCAGACCCGCGAATACATGGAGATGAATGCGCTGCGCGGCATTGTGAAGGACGGGGCCGGCACGACGCTCTATGATTATTTCAGCGAGTTCGGTCTGGAGAAGATCTCGGTCGACTTCGTCTTCGGTACCGCTGGCACCAACGTCCAGGGCAAAGTCCGCAGCGTTTTGCGCGCCATGGAAGACAACCTGCTGGGCGAGACCATGACCACCGCGCATGCACTGGTCAGTTCAGAGTTCTTTGACAAGCTGATCAGCCACCCAAAGACCGAAGAGGCCTATAAGTTCTTCTCGGCCACTGGCGGCCAGCCGCTGCGCGAAGACATGCGCCGCGCCTTTCCCTTCGCGGGCATGCTGTTCGAAGAATATAATGGTTCGGTCACCCTCTCGAACGGAACGTCAGAACGTCTGATCCCCGCAGGTGAAGGCATCGCCTTCCCTATCGGCACGTTTGACACTTTCACTACCTATGGCGGCCCCGCCAACCTGCTGGAGACGGCCAACACCATCGGTCTGCCGCTCTATGCGCGCCAGATGATCGACGCCAAAGGCCGCTGGATTGATCTGATGACCGAAAGTTCAATCCTGCCTGTCAACAAGCGGCCGCGCATGGCGATCCGTTTGCACTCGGGCAATTGAGGCTGAGCCGTCATGACAGCTTTTGCAGGCGCACTCGATCTCCTCTTCGCTGATCCGAACCTTGCCCATGAAGCGTGGTATCGTGACAGCGAAGGGCAGTTCACCCGCATCCACATTATCATGCGTCGCAGCGATGATGTGACCACGTTCGGAGCGGCGCGTCTTGTCTCGGAAACATTCCGTTTCGACGTGCGCGTGTCTGAATTGCCCACACCCCGGCCCGATGAGCAGATCCTCTTTGGCGAAGAAACCTTCCTGATCCAAGGCGAACCCCTGCGCGATCGCGAGCGGCTGATCTGGACCATTGAGGCAACACCTGCATGAAGCTCAACATCTCTGTCGCGGGCGACATCGTTATCGCAATGCAGGCCGAAATCCTCGCAGGCGAAAAGGCAGTCACTGCTGCCATGCGTGTCGCAGGTAATACCCTGAAGTCGGACTGGCGCGCCCAGATCACGCGCGCCCGCCTGGGTCAGCGGCTCGCCAACACGATCCGGTCCAAGACCTATCCTGCAACAGGCGAAAGCTTTGATGCTGCAGCACTGGTCTGGTCCAACGCGCCTCAGATCATCGGCGCGCATGACACTGGCCCGTTGATCCGGTCAAAGGACGGGTTCTGGCTTGCTATTCCTACGCCGGCGGCAGGCAAAGGCGCCCGCGGCAAGGCGCTCACGCCCGGCGAATGGGAAACGCGGCGCGGGTTGCGACTACGGTTTATCTATCGCCGCCGGGGTCCGAGCCTGTTGGTCGCGGATGGTCGGCTGAACAGTCGCGGGCTGGGCGTTGCGTCACGGTCGAAAACTGGACGCGGGAAGGCGACGGTGCCGATCTTTCTGCTTGTGCCGCAAGTGAAGCTCGCGAAACGGCTCAATCTGGTGCGCGACGCTGAGCGCGCGCAGGCGGCGGTTCCAGGCCTGATCGTGGCAAAATGGCTGGACGCAAAAACATGAGTGAACGCGAAACCATCCTGACCGCTTTGGCGGACCTGCTCAGCACGATCCCGCATGTGCCTGTGCTGCGCGGAGAAGTTCTGCCGGAACGCATCCCAACCGCTGGGCTGATGATCCTGCGTGATGGCAGTCCGGGTGAGCCCGGCGTGACATTGTCGCCGCTCACATATCATTTCCAGCACCGAGCCGAGCTTGAGGTGATCGTGCAGTCAACGTCGAACCGTGACAGCGGCTTTGATGCGCTCTGCGCTCACGTCGGCGCAGTAATCGCCGCCGACCGGACATTGCGGGGATTATGCGACTGGGTCGAGCCGGAGGCCGCTGAACCCGTCGATCTTCCGGTCGAAGGGGCCGCATCTCTGAAGGCCGGGATCATTCCGATCATTCTTCACTACGCGACCACCGACGCGCTGGGCTGACCAGATAAATTCAAGGAGAAACACAATGGCACGAGCCCAAGGGGCGCGGGCGCAGATGGCGCTTGCGTTCGAGACCACATACGGCACGCCGCCCGGCAGCGGCTTTACCAAGTTGCCCTTCGCCAGCACCTCGCTGGGGGCGGAGCAACCGCTGCAGACATCGGAGCTGCTCGGCTATGGCCGCGATCCGCAGGCGCCGATCAAGGATGCAGTGACGGCGGACGGCAATGTCGTCATGCCTATCGATACGGAAGCGTTCGGGTTCTGGCTGAAGGCAGCATTTGGGGCACCCACAACCACGGGTGCTGACGCCCCTTACAGCCACGAGTTCCGCTCAGGAAACTGGACGCTGCCTAGCTTCTCGGTTGAGACAGGTATGCCCGAGGTCCCGCGCTATGCGATGTATTCCGGCTGCATGGTCGACAGCCTCAACTGGCAGATGGCGCGATCAGGCTTGCTTACAGCAACGGCTAGCATGGTGGCCCAGGGCGAGGAGATTGCCACGACGAGTGCGGCCGGATCGCCCGCCAATATCGCACTCAAGCGCTTCGGGCATTTCAACGGCGCTATCACGCGGAACGGATCAAACATCGGCAACGTTGTCTCCACTGACCTGACCTATGCCAACAACCTCGATCGCATCGAGACGATCCGGGCGGATGGCAAGATTGATGGCGCGGATCCCTCCATTGCAGCGCTGACCGGCAATGTTGTCGTGCGCTTTGCCGATCAGACGCTGGTGACCCAAGCGATCAATGGCGAGGCCTGCGAGTTGGAGTTCTCCTACACGCTGTCCACCGGTGAAAACCTAACCGTCACCGCGCATGCCGTCTATCTCCCACGCCCTCGGATCGAGATCTCCGGTCCACAAGGCGTGCAGGCCACATTCGACTGGCAGGCGGCGAGTGACCCGCTGGTGGAGCGCATGTGTACCGTCACCTTGACCAATAACCGCGAGGATTACTGATGCTGCGCTTAAACTTGTCCACGGAGCCGCGCTGGCTCGACCTTGGTCACGGCGTCCGACTGTTTGTTGAACCGCTGACCACGGCCATCATGCTGGCCGCGCGCAGCGATCCGGCGATCATCGCCGCCGCAACCGATGCTGAAATCAGCGCGTCCAACGATGATCTCGCCCGTATCGTGGCCAAAGCCGTGGCACGCATCGTCGTGAAGGATTGGGAGGGCGTTGGTGACGAGGACGGCGAGCCGTTGCCTCTGACGCCTGAGGGCATTGATGCCCTTTTAGAGCTCTGGCCGATCTTTGAGGCGTTCCAAACCACATACATCGCAGGCGCGCTGATACTGGATGCAGAAAAAAACGCCTGACCGCTCTCGCCGACTGGGAGTTCGGCGGGGGCGGTGAGTATTGCGCGGCATGCCCATCCGTATGTGCGGCCTGCCCACGCAGCCTGCATGCGCCGCGCACACTCGAGGGCTGGCAGATCTGGGATCTTGTTCAGCGGCTTGGTGGGCAGATCCGCGTCGTCAGCGGCATGAGCGGCGGCGCTGTCCTCGGCTGGGATATGGCTGCTGCCCTGCAACTCGGGGCGGCCCTGGGGCTCTCACCCCTGATCATCGCTGAACTCTTGCCGCCGATTGAGGCGGTGATGGTGCGCAAAACCAACCAAGAGATTGAACACAACCATGGCTGAAAAACGTGTCTCCGTCCGCCTCTCTGCGACCGGCGGGCGCCAGGTGCGCGCTGAATTGGAAGGTGTCGGTGAGGCGGGCACACGCGGCATGGGGCGATTGAGCCGCGAGCTGGATCAAGCCAATGCGCGCATGGCGGCCTTTGCGCGCCGCGCCAAGATCGCGGCAACTGCTGCTGCTACGGCGCTCGCAGGTGCTGTCGTTGCAATGACCCGCTCGACGGTGGCTGCCGCAAATGAAATCGGCCAGCTCTCACAGGTCGCCAATGCCAACCCAGAGCTGTTCCAACGCTGGGCGGCTGCCTCCGCCACGGTGGGCATTGAGCAAGAAAAGCTTGCCGATATCCT